GTGGAACACTATATAGACCAAACATTGACAGTTCTGCCGAATATCGTTTCTTTGGAGTAGACGATAGAAGTAGTTTGGATCCATGCCGTGTGGGAGCGCCAATTGATTCCCGTTTCCCCCATTCAACGCTCGGAACAATCATTTTGAATAAAACAGTCGGTGGTAATAAATCAAACCGTATTGCGATGGCTCGTGTTCGCAGATTCCATACTTGGAATTTACTGCCTTATAAAGAACGCTCATTACTACAAGTCTTCGAGCAACTCTCACTGACTGCTACGAACAACGGCATTGATATTCGCACGATTGATGTTGCGAAAGCACTGTACATTCGTCTTGTAGAGCATTGTGATAAGCGAGGAATGTCACGAACAAGTGTAGTCGCGAGTTGTATTTATTCCGCTTTAAAAATGATTGGACAACCCCGCAAACCAAAAGAGATTTCTGAGATTTTCCATTTGTCTTCAACACAATTCACAAAATCGTTTAAATATTTCCAAGAAGTGCTATCCATGGCAAATCAGCGAGGTCTACTAAACGATGTAGTAATCCCAGCAAATATGTCTTCTACGAAGGCTGCTGACTATGTAAGCCAACCACTATCAAAACTTCCTATTTCACGAAATCTTGCTATGATTCTAAAAGAAAACGCAATCCGTATTGCGAATGAAGCAGAACGCCTTGAGATTTGTCCAGAGAATATGCCGCCATCGCTTGCTGCTGGTGTAATTGCTTTTGTATTAACACATTCAATGCCGGATTCTTCTAATTCCGGTATTAACCTAGAACGTATTGCTTCTGTATGCGATATTAGTGAAGGAACACTTAATAAATGTCTAAAAAAGTTAGAATCAAACTTTGAAGTTCTTAAACGAGTAATGGTAATGACTAATTCTGTGTAGTCTTATTAGGATAATATGGGAGCAGATATATCAATGCCATCCTTGTCAAGGATGCCAGATTCAAGAAATATATATGATAAAACACAACCAACTGTTGATTTAATGAACAGAATATTAGATTTTATTTTAAGAAATGCTGATATTCGTGATATGATTTCATTAGCAAATCCTGGCGAATGTTCTAAATGGATTGTTATAGCAGAAGATAAACTTAAAAGTTTTTTTGATAGAGTACAAATTCAAGCTGAAATAGGAAAAGGACAGATTTTGTATATTAAAAGAATTGAAGATTTAACAAAAATGAAAAATAGTAGTAATGAGGTTGGTTGTAAAACACTTGCTTTCTTTTTTGTAAGATTATTCCAAGTTGTAGGTGCCTTATCGTTAAGTATTATGGATACAAAAATACCTGACAGAGCGGATTATTTAAAATCAAAGACTGAAGAGCCTGTTTATCAGCAAAGAGGCATTCCTTTTTTTAAGAAACTAGAAGACAAACCTAAATCGTGGTTTGGGTTTGGTGGAGAACTAAATCTCGCAGAAATTTCTTCATTACCAAATGAAATACATATTTTTTCACTTTATTTAACAGCATCTGTAAATCAAGGCCAATATTATTTATCAACTGTTGCTACTACAAGAGAGAGAGCAGCAAATGTAACAGGATTTATTATACAAATTATTAATAATAAACTTGTTTTTACATATTCTAGACCACCTTCATCATTAGTATTTGAGTTAATGCTTAAAAATGGAAATCAATTAAATATCAATGTACTTACAAGAAATAATAAAGAGTATCCTTTTAATGAAGATTATAGCTATGCTCCTCAGCCAAAAAATACAATATTAGTATCAATTGATACAAAAGAAAAAGACTTTGCAGATTTTATATATGCTATCACAAATAAAATAATGTCTCTACCCCCATCACAAACAATGAAAACTTTAAAAGAATTCAAATATCTGAATCAAGTAGGATTAAACCAACATTTTTGAAAATAAAAGATACAAATTTTGGAATGGAGAATGCTGGAATATTTGTTTCTGAAAATGACATCCTTAGCGAATATCCTAAGTTTGTTTTTGGATTTGCTACAAAAATAAATGGTAAAAATGTAGATGTAGAAGTATCATTTAGTTTATTAATCGTAAAAATTTCGAGTGACGCATATTCTGTAGAAATCACAAATTTACAAAATATAACTGATTCTACAAAATTAAATTTTAAACCAAATTTAAATTATGAAAAGTTAGATAAATTACCAGAAGGCGAAGAAATATCAGAAAGTTCTGCTCAAAATAAATTCACTATTAAATCTGGATTTGCAGCGTTCAGTTTAGAGCCAACAAATGGTATAACAACAATACCAAAATGGCTTGAAAATAAATTTAATATTATTAAAAAGCAAGCATTAAATGTTATTGAATTTGGATTAGAAGCAAGTAAAAAAGGTTATCAGAATCCTGTAGATAATTCTAAAGTAAAGGATCCTAAGTTTAAAACAAGTGAATTATGGAGAAATTTATTAAGAGACCCTCCAGTAAAAGCATTTTGTACTGCTCGTGCTTTACAACTTCTAGATATAAGTGGCCTTAAAAAAGCGAAACCAACAACAATTCAACCAATTATTTTTAATACAACCTTTGATTTAGTAAAAGATAAATCTCTGCCTACACCAGGTAGCCCTATTATAGATGCGTATGCTTTAAAAGCATTAGTTAGTTTATATGAAGGCTCATCTGATGATAAAAAAGGAGAAGAATCTATTGGAAAATTAATATCAGCGTTTATTCATTCTGAATATAACGGTTCAAAAACACTTGAAGAACTTAAAAAGGTTAATGAACTATCTGGCAACCCATCTTCTAGCATGACAAATCAAAAACAAATTGCTGATTTAAGAAATAAAGCAATAGAATTATTTAATATACAATTTCAACATACAACAAAGGTAAATAAATTATTAAATAAACTATTTACGATAGATAATTCAATAACATTAAATAATGATATATTGTCAAAAGGTATTATTGGAATAGAGGAAGTTGCACTAGAAGCTCGTGAGTTATTATCTGATTATTATACCAATTGTCAGATAAAATATAATGAAGGAGTTAAGATAATACAGAAACCAATAGTAGCACCAGCGCCAAAGTAAAAAAAATTGTTTCATAAGTTTCTTATAGAAACATTAATCAATAATTTTTTGGTTTAAAAACCAAAAAATTGTTTTTTTATTTCTAAATAAATAATTAGCAATATGCCTTATCGTTGTTCCAAAGATGGATGTAAGCGTAAATTACCTCTAACTGCATTCGCATGTAGATGTAATTTAGTATTTTGTGATTCTCATAGATATCCTGAAGACCATACTTGTTCTTATAAATATTATGAGAGTAATAAATTAAGTATGGAAAAGAATCTAAGTAGTATTATCTATACAAAGAAAGAATCTCTACTTGAAACTATTTAGATAAAGAGCGACAATTGCTGGAGACCAACGCCCATATAATTTTGTATTAACAGGGTCAAACCAACCAATACCATCTTTTTCACGATTATCTTTTCTGAGTTTGTTCCATGCCTTAGGATGTTCCTTGTACCAAATGAATTTTTCTTCTGCTTTTTGAAATTCATCTTCATCAATAAATGCTTGAAACACATGATACTGGAAATATGTATTCTTATCATATTGTGTTTCAGCACTTTGTAGTACCAATCCGGTATGTTTCATTCTTTGAAGATTGTGAATCTTTGCTTCTTCTTCCACTTCACGACGTAGATTTTCTTCAAGAACTTTTAAAAGAGGCATAGAAGGGTCTCGGAGTCCATCTTTTCCTTCTGTTTGGCCTTTCGGGGGTTCCCATGTTTTACCGTTTGGCGACTCATCTGTATTTTTTACAACAACAAATTTGCTAGGATTTCTATCACCATTTATGTGAATAAAACAACATGCGCGCATAAAAACTCTCCAACCTTCTTCAGGATGTTCGACATAGAAATATTTTTTATTAGAGCCATATCCTTGTTTTTTTGCCCAAGCAGATACTTCTGAGCCTCGTATTAGATTTGGCTGAAATACATTTATAATCCCAGAATTATTTGCCATCTAATTATACTCTCTTTTTTCTACATGTTTTTGATTTCTTTGATTTGTTACAAGCACTTTTATAACTACGTAACTCTTTACAAAGACTAGAAAACTTTGTTTTATTTTGTAATTCTAAAGCGTTTTCTAAAGAGCAACGAATACTATATAAATTCTTTAAAGATTCTGCTCTAGTATTCCAAGCAGTTGAAGAAGGCTCATACTTTTTCCATAACACTCTCCATTCATGAAAGGGTAAAACTTCTGGAAGAATACTCCAGAACTGTTTAAAATACGTAAGTCTTTCACTAGGCTTCATTGTATTATACATATTCTGCAGCAACGGAGTATTTATATTCTCTGAAGTATCAAATGGTTTACTTCCAAGAGATAATTTTGATGTAGGATGACCTTCAATAATTGAGAATAAAAATTCCCATCCTTCAAAATGCACTTTAGAACAACCTTGATGTAATTTTTCTTCATATAGTTTTTTCACAATAGAAAATGGTGGATCATCACTGCTACATAATCCCTGACTTCTTAGTTTCTCATTTACTTTATTATGGATTCTCCATAACCATTTTGTTAAAGATTCTTTTGAACTTGCTTCTACAGGGTCAGTTATAATATATTCACTATAACTCTTTCTACAGAATTTACATGGAAGAATAAATGCTATAACATTAAAAAAATCAACATATTGGTTTTTAAGTTTTTCTTCATAAGAAAATGTTATAGAATGTAATAATTTCCATCCAGATGGTCCCCAATAACGAGTATCCATATCTATTTTAACTCTTTAATTTAAGCATCATGCTGCGCCAAAGCCTGTTACACTTAATGGTGTTAAATAAGGTCTGACAGGGTTTGTATCAGCATTTTCCGCTTTGCACTTTACAACCTTTTCAGGGCATTTAGCACGTGCGCAAGGAGGGCATGCCGGGCATGATACTGGACCAGGGCATTTAATTTCAGGGCATCTTGGTCTAGGGCAAGGGGGGCATTCGCCAGCACTTTTACCACAAGAACTATTATCAATAATAATAGGCTCTGGCTTTGGTATACTAGACTTTAATACATAGTGTGATAAATCAACTGCTGGAGGGCATTCAGTCTTTAGCATATACATTGCCATATCGGGGCATACAGGGCAAGGAGGAATTGAAGTTTTTAATACATACTTTGTCATATCTGCCATGGGTGGGCAATCTGGGCAAGTTGCATTACACTTGGGGCATGTTTGTGCTGGGGGTGTAACCATGTTAGTTGTAGATAATCCTGGTAAAGTCTGAAAACCTTCTGCCATAGTTGTCTTAAGAATATATCCTGTAATAACACTTATTAATATTACAATTGCTAGTTGTGAATTTGATAAACGCATTGTCTCTAATATTTATAATTTTTTTTAAGGTCTCCATCCAGACCATGTTAATGGAGGGCACCCACAAGTTTCAGGTAATCCAGTATCCATTGATGTACCTAGGCGTGTACATATCATTTTAGCATACCCTCTCCAAGAAAAATCATCTGATACATATTCGTCGGGGCGTAAGCAACCGAAATCCTTAGGATTTAAACCCTTCTTCTGGACAGCATCACATATAAAAGCTGCTCTTTCTTGCCAATCAAATGGACTTGCGTTATTTGAATATGTTACATTACTTCTTGTAGGTATTCCTAAATAGTTAGGATCACTTACTACAGGAGCATTATTT